ATCTACAATACCTTGCGTATAGCGAGTAGTACCATCTACATGCTTTCTATTAAATAAGAAAGCCTGTTCCATGTCATACTTATGCTCAATCAACTTTTGCTTCCAAATTCTAGCCCATTCATCGGGAACAAGCTTTAATTGAGTCGCTCTAGCTGTATTGGTCATTTGGCAACTTGTCTTAAAGATTTGAGTTAAACCAAAGACATCTACATATGGTTGGTCTTGCCAAGTATTAGGAAATGAACTTCCTTCAGCGTGAGCAGAACCAGTTGCATAAACTTTATTACTTTCAGCAGAAGCTGCAGTAATTGTCCATACAGAACTACCAAAAGTAGAACCTTTAAAAACACATCTATAAGCACCTGAAACCGCTACAGGTCTAACGCATTTTAACAAAACACCAACTGCATTAGTATCAGTTGTTAATGCTACTGGGTCAGCTATAACAGAGCAAACCATGTAATCATCTCTGATTTTTGTAGCACTTGAAACTGATGTAACAACATCAACTGGAATTTTTAAAAGTTGACCTTTTAAAATCCAATTTGGCTTTGTGTTAGCAGAACCTATTACAACACCTGTTTGCCCAAGCACACTTTGAATGTTACCTTGACTATTTAAGTCAGATTCCATTTTTACAGCAAATACTCCATCTAAAGTATGATTTGCAACAGTTAACATATTTGTTGTTGCATGAGCGCCTGAATAATTATTATCAGTTGCTAGGTTAGTAGATGTTGTTGCGTCTTGGTCAACTGAAACAATATAGCCATACCTTTTATGAAAGCTATGACGCATTTCAAGAGATTTAAACTCTGGGTCATCTGTTGGTTTTTTTGCCGCCATTGACAAAAAACGAAAAAATGGTGTTTGGTCTATTGCTAGTTCTGAT